ACCCCGTGGTAAACACTAGGGGGACACCTGCTAGAAAAGGTGCCGGGTGGACCCGGAACAAGAGTTGAGCGGTTGTTTTCGGCAACACCGAACCAGTCGCTGCTGGATAATCATCTTCTGGCCAAGCTGGATAAACCTAGCTGCTCCTAGAAAGATGGAAGCGGTCATAGACCAGCCCACACGCGGTTAAGCGTATCGGAAATCACAGCCAGTCTAGTTGTGTAAACTCCGTAGCTCGTTGACCCGTATTTAACGAAGTGGTTAACACCACACGATACGGGGTCAGGTCTGAAAACAGACCAGAGAACGGGAAACACACAAGCAGTGAGTATTCCGGGGCGGGAAACCGCCAGACGGGAAGAAACCAAAGAAACACCAGACATGTCTACGACACGAGACATCTGGCCAAGGGAACCGGAGGCGGCAGCCCGATTCTGGAGACCAGAACCGAGAGAAAAGAACTTGGCGAGCGTGTTACGCACACGGGCAAGCCAGTCGACACGATCTGCACTACCCGTCACGAGAGACAGGAAGGCAGCTTCGGTGTTGTAAGTACCGAATAGAAAATCAAAGCGGTTTTGAGCCGCAGCGTCAGCACCAAGGAGCACCTTCACAGCATCCCACGCATCCGAAGAAGACGAGAACACATGATGAGCCAGCTCCTCTACATCCAGGTATACACCAAAAGGAATGCAGTAGGAAGCCAACTTATGTGCGACCACATACTTAGTACGTTGGTCGTCCACACGTGTTGGAAGCCAGAAGGTTTGAGCGAGGCGTTTAGGGTTATCTGAGTCCGCGCGCTTCGCAGCACGAACACAGGCGGCTACCGTCGACTCGTAGCCAGCAAGAAGGTATCGAGTACCCTCAGAGACAGATTGGAATTCACCAAACTGAGAAATGATGGACCGGATCGCAGCAAAGTTGACGACGTCCGAAGTTGCCACGGGAGAAAAATCACCCATAGGTAGACCCATATTGACATGGGAATGGACGGTTTGCTGCGCCAGACCGAGGAAGATTCCACGGAGGATCAGCGTCTCCAGGTCGCCGAAGTTCAGTCCGGAGTGAGCGGCGAACTCGGCATACTTAGAGTTCTGGACATAACGATCAGTAAGTTCACTAACCGTGTCCTGAATGCTTTCACCATCATACGCGAATAGGCTATCGCGCGTGGGTTCTCCCGCACCCGATGGAAAGACCACAGGGTAGCGTCCCGGTTGGGGGACGGGGTCAGCAGGGGCACCGGCGGCAAAGACAGCAGCTCCCGTAAGGGATGAGGGGGCGTTAGACGCCGTAGCCTCAGACAGACCTCGACGGGCCTGTCGCTCCTTCTTGCCGGGACGGTTTTTCTTCCCGCTTCCCGCAGAAGAGACAAAGTCGCCAGGGGCGACAGAAGATGACATGTTGTGCTTGTCAGGCAGGCAATTGTAATGAAGGAGAGC